CCCACCGCATTGCACAAAAAAACACACGGTAATAAGACCTATGGGAGATAGATGCTATGTCTGAGTTAATCGGTATCGAAGCACTCCGCAGAAAACTAGCGGCAAAGAAAGGCCGAATTGCTCTGCGGTATGGACACTATGAAATGAAGCATATGTCGCGGGACTTTGAAATCAGCACGCCTCCGGAGCTACGCTGGGATATGGCGGTGCTTGGATGGTGTGCAAAGGCGGTGGATAGCTTAGCCGACCGGCTGAGTTTCCAAACCTTCGACAATGATCTGTTCGACATGAATGATATATTCAACGCGAATAACAAGGATGTGCTGATTGATTCTGCGATTCTTGGGGCGCTGATAAGTTCCTGTGACTTTATCTATATCACGCAAGATGGAGAAGGGTTCCCGTTGATGCGAGTGATTGACGGAGCACATGCGACAGGCGTTATCGATTCGGTCACGAACATGCTGAAAGAAGGGTATGCCGTTTTGGAGCGGGATGAGTACGATGCTCCGATCATTGAGGCGTATTTCGTTCCTGGATATACGGCGATTTATGAGGGTGGTAAGCCTGCCGGGGTCATCCAGAATGCCGCGCGGTATCCGCTTTTGGTTCCGATGATTTACCGCCCGGATGCCGCAAGGCCGTTCGGACACTCGCGGATAAGTCGTGCGTGTATGTCGATTGTTGACAGTGCTGCGCGTACAGTAAAGCGGTCGGAGATTTCCGCAGAGTTTTACAGCTACCCTCAGAAATATATGCTTGGGACGTCGCCGGATTTAGAGCACCTGGATAAATGGCGTGCTACCATGTCGGCAATGCTTCGAATTGATAAGGATGATGACGGAGACCGGCCAGTTATTGGACAGTTCCAGCAGCAGAGCATGACGCCGCATAACGATCAACTTCGTATGTTCGCGGGACTGTTCGCCGGTGAGACTGGGTTGACGCTGGACGATCTCGGTTTTCCTTCGCAGAATCCATCAAGTGCGGAAGCTATTAAGGCAAGTCATGAAAATCTGCGATTGATGGCACGGAGCGCACAGAAAACATTCGGCGTTGGGCTGTTGAATGCCGGTTACCTGGCTGCTTGCATTCGTGACGATCAGCCATATCTCCGCAGAGAGGTGGCGTCAACTGTTCTTCGCTGGGCGCCGATTTTCGAGCCTGATGCGGGTATGCTCTCCGGGATCGGCGACGCAGTGCAGAAAATTCAAATGTCATTTCCAGAATATTTTACGGAAAGCAAGCTGAACGAACTGACGGGTATCTGATATGAGTGATGCGAGTGTATTGGTAAAGCAGCTTGAAGCTATGCGGGACAATACGCAGAGACTTTCGAAGATGGCTGCGAGTGGTTCTATTAGCTATGCGGAAGCTGGAAAACGAGTGTCACAGTATGGACAGTCTGCCGGACGGACGATTCTCAGTTTTTTGAAAGAAAATTTTCCGGACGGCATCGCGGAAGATGATGCGTTGGAGTTAATCCCTCCGGCATTGCGTGTTAATTATAAATATGCCGTCAACCTTGCAACCAGCGCACAGGAACAGGTCAATAAGAAAGCACGAATCAAGCTGAAAGCGCTTAGCCCTGATTTCAATGAAGAAAAAGCCGTTAACATGGCAAAGCACATAGCTGATACCGGCATTACGGATGATGTGGTAAAGCTTGTGCAGGCAAACGCTCGCTCGGTTGTTGACAGCACGATAGCGGTAAATGCAAACGCCCATGAAAATGCCGGTTTGAGTGTGCGAGTCATCCGGAAATATGATGGTGTTGGCGTCCATTATGGACGCGATGCTTGCGAATGGTGCCTGGAACGTCAAGGCGAATGGGAACACGTCGCAGACGCACAGGCAGATGGTGCATTTGAGCGGCATCCAGGATGTGGGTGCGAGATTATTTATCAGACGACTCGTTTACAGTGGCAATCACAGAGCCGTGGGTCGAACTGGACAAATATATCAATTGAGGAAGCACGTCAAAGACGTAGATCATAAATCGCAACAACGAAAAGGAGTGATGCCCTTGAGGGTAAGAATAAGGAGGAAGGCAGGAAAATAAATGGATACCAGGATCGGGAGACAATCACCGACGGTATCCGTGATTCTGCCTTATCATGACACGAAGGGCATGGAGGCAATAGACCTCTATAACGTTTCTGAACATGATGCGCTCGAATGGCAAGCAGCGCTCACATGTGACATCATGGCCGTGAACGACGACGGTCTATGGATTCATCAGAAATTCGGCTACTCAGTACCGCGACGTAACGGCAAGTCGGAAATGGCATTGGCGCGGTGTATCTGGGGGCTGAAAAACAACGAGCGTATTTTGTATACAGCGCATCGAGCAAGTACAGCACATTCTATCTGGGAGCGGTTGAGCCGGTTATGTGCAAAGGTTGATGTCAAAATTGATTCGTCATTCCGGGCTTTTGGTAAAGAACATCTGTATACCGCTGATGGCGGTGTAATCGAGTTCAGAACAAGAACGTCAACCGGCGGACTTGGTGAAGGGTATGACCTTCTAATAATCGACGAGGCACAGGAATACACGCCGGAACAGGAAACGGCGCTGAAGTACGTTGTTACCGATTCCGCAAATCCTCAGACGATTATGTTTGGAACGCCGCCGACCGCGATCAGCGCAGGCACTGTGTTTCCGAACTATCGCAAGAACGTGCTGCATAGCGACACATACGAATCTGGATGGGCTGAATGGTCTGTTCCGGATATGTCCGATTGCTATGACGTCGATCTGTGGTACGAAACAAATCCATCACTTGGAACAGTTCTGAAAGAAAGAACGATTCGCTCGGAAATTGGAGACGATAAAACCGATTTCAATATTCAAAGGTTGGGACTGTGGATCAAGTATAACCAGCGATCAGCAATCAGTCGGAACGAGTGGGAAACGTTGCAAGTGGATAAGTTGCCAAAGCTGAAAGGGCAGCTATTTGCAGGTGTGAAATTTGGATACGACGGCCAGAATGTTGCGCTTGCGGTAGCCGTCAAGACGGATGACAACAAGATTTTTGCGGAAGTCATAAACTGTAAGCCAATTCGAGACGGTGTCACATGGATTATCCGGTTCCTTCAGGAAGCCGAAATTACGCACGTCGCGATAGACGGAAAAAACGGCTCGGATGTATTGGCGGACGCTATGAAAGAAGCGAAATTGAAAAAGCCTATTCGCCTGACAGTTCAGCAATTTATCAATGCCAATTCAATATTTGATATGGCAATGGAAAAAGGGTCGTTCCAACATATGATGCAGTCAGCTGTAACTCAGGTAGTCACTAATTGCGACAGGCGTAAGATCGGCGCGGCCGGTGGCCTTGGGTATCAATCTATACTGGACGGTGCTGATATCGTTTTGCTAGACAGTATGATTATTGCGCATTGGCTGTGTTCAGAAACGAAAGAGAGAAAGAGGCAAACAGCAGATTATTAAGATATCCACATGGACATCTTTTTAATATCTTTTTACGGATACCACCCGGAAAGTGGGGAAAGGAACACAATGGCAGATTTTACACCAATTGAAACGCAGGAACAGTTCGATGCAATGGTTAAGGATCGCATTGCACGCGCAGAGAAAGCGGCGGCTGAGAAATACAGTGATTATGAGACACTTAAAGCACAGAACGCCGACCTGACTGGGCAGATTGCGAGCCTAACAGAACAAATCCGCAAACAGGCAGAGACTATCGATGGACATAAAGCTGTTGTCGACGACCTGACCGCAAAAGTGCGCGGATACGAGACCGCCTCGGAAAAAACGAGAATCGCGCTTGAACTTGGCCTGCCATATCAGATGGCCGACCGGCTGACCGGAGACAACGAAGAAGCCATCAGAAAAGACGCCGAATCAATGCTGAAACTTATAGGCATCAATCGGCAGGCTCCTCCGCTCGGATCGGGAGAGCCGAAACCCGCAAACGATTCAGATGCCGCATGGAGATCATTCGCGGCAACATTTAATTCTTAACGGAGGTAAAAACAATCATGGCAAACAAGACTTATGCTGGCAATAATTTCCCGCCTGAGCTGGTTGCTCAGATGTTTAGCAAAGTAAATGGTTATTCTTCCCTTGCGAAGCTGTCCGCTTCTACACCGATCCCATTCAACGGTGAGACCGTTTTCGTGTTCTCTGCGAACGGCGAAGCATCTATCGTAGGTGAGGGCGATAACAAGCCTGCCGGTGATGCTTCTATCACCCCCAAGACGATTCGGCCGATCAAGTTTGTTTATCAGCATCGTGTTTCCAACGAGTTCATTTACAATGCTGAAAGCAAAATCAATTATCTTCAGACTTTCGCCGATGCGTTTGCGAAGAAGATCGCCCGTGGCCTTGATATCGCCGCTCTGCATGGCGTGAATCCGGCCGACCTGGCTGATGCTTCTTTCAAAGCAACCAACAGCTTTGACGGTCTGGTGACCGGAAATATCGTGACTTATGTCGCTGCTTCCGTGGATGACAACATTGATGCAGCTGTCCAGATGGTACTGGCGGATGGCAATGTTGTGAACGGTATTGCCATGTCTCCCGCTGCTGGCACCGCTCTGGCTGCGATCAAGGTGAACGGCGTAGCTCAGTATCCCGAGTATCGTTTCGGCGGAAATCCTGCCAACTTCTACGGCATGAGAGCCGATGTAAACAGTACAGTGTCTGTGACTGGTGCAGCTACTGGTTCTCAGACTGACCACGTTATTGTCGGCGACTTCCAGAATGCTTTCCGCTGGGGCTACGCGAAGAACATCCCGCTGGAGGTCATCGAATACGGTGATCCTGACGGACAGGGCGATCTGAAACGCACCAATGAAGTTGTCCTGCGTGCCGAAGCCTTTATTGGTTGGGGCATCCTGGATGCTGACAGCTTCGCCCGCGTAAAGGCCTCCTGATTATGAAGTACCGGAACATCAAGACCGGTACCGTCATTGATGTGAATGCCGACTTGGGCGGGAATTGGAAACCGGTAACCCCGCCCGAGAAGGCAAAACCCAAGCGGCAGACGGTCAAGAAAGGAACTGAAAAGAAATGACCTCTTTTGCAACGTTGGCGGATGTGCTTGAGCTGTCAGGCAAGACATATACGAGCGCAGAGCAAGAGCGAATCGAGGCTTTGTTGCTTCCGCTGTCTGACGCTCTGAGGATTGAGGCACTTAAGGTCGGAAAAAGCATCGACACCATGATAGCAGAAGACGAGTCCGGCGCGTATGCCAACGTTGTAAAGCTGGTTATTGTTGATGCTGTCATGAGAGTAATGCGTCAGTCTTTGGACGGCGAGCCGATGACGCAGGAATCACAGAGTGCCGGAGGTTTTACGTGGTCGGGAACATATGCGATCCCCGGCGGAGGTATTGCAAGCAGCTTACTGCGGAACGATCTGAAACGGCTCGGGCTCCGTAGGCAGACAATCGGCACGATTGATTTTGCTATTGGGTATGAGTAGGGGGTGTCGTCATGCTGTTGGAGAGATGGCACCAAACAATAACACGCATTCGCCCGGGAACGAAGGTCGAGCGTGGCTCTACCGTACCTGATTGGGACAACGCAGAAACGCTTATTATCACTGAATGTCTGTTTAATCCGAATGGCACGATGCTCGCGCAAGATGGTAGAGTGCTTGGAATCAGTTCAGGCGCTATTGCTTGTGTGCCGTGTGATGCAGATGTGAAAGCCGGTGATCGAATCCAGTTTGGTGACGATGTCTATACCATAGAGGGGAATCCTATGGTTTGGTCAGGGTTCGGACGGTTGGATCATATGCAGCTGAATCTTAGGCGGTGGCAGGGATGAGCAAGTTGGTCAAACTCGAATTCAAGCCGCAGGGCTTTGCGGAATGTTTGCAGGGTGTTGCAGGTGATGTTCAAGCCGCCGCCGAGGGTATTGCTAATCGTGCATCGTCCTACGTGACGCGGGGCAGTGGTTTTCATGTCGAGATGGCAACAGAGGCACGTTATCAGGATGCTTCTTTCGGCGTATCGCGTCCGGTGGCGTATGTCGTGCCGGATGACGATGAGAGCGCAGCAGAGGAAGCAGAGGACAAGATACTTAGTAAGGCGGTGATGGGCGGATGATCATTACAAAGAGCATAGATATCGAAGATGAAATCCGCCGGGCGCTTGGTGCGTATATGACGACGTATGTCAGGCCATTGCCAGCGGACTACAGATTGCCGCATATCCTGATAACTCAGGTCGGCGGTACTGAATCGCAGACTATCGACACATTTGCTGTGGTACTTGATTCGAGAGCAAAGACGGAAGCGGAAGCGCTAGATTACCTGAATACTGCAATCGGCGTTTTGAAACAGGTTGCAAAAGAACAGGAATCAGAACTGCGGTATGTCACCGTCAATTCTTCCGGATCATGGGGAAATGATCCCGTCCGCCCTGATTTGGCAATGTGTTCGGCACGTCTCGAAGTGGTTGCGCATCAAAAAAAAACTGAAATCCTATCAAGGATAAAACAGGTTGTTTCAGAACAAGGGAATCGGATAGTTTCGGATGATCAATCCGGAATCATATCAAGCGAGGTATAAAAAATGGATGTAAAACTTGGTATCGGTCGGGCAACTGGTATGTTCTACCATGCTCCTGCTGACACGGCGCTTCCTGCATCCGCTGCCGGTACACTCGACGCGGCTTGGAAGCATGTAGGCGATGTGTCTGACGCGGGAATCACGCTCGCACTGAATAAATCGACACAGAATATTAAGAACTGGGCGAACAAGATCAAGCGAGTGATCATGACAGACCACTCCGAGACGATCCAGAGTCCGATCATGGACACCACCGAAGAATCCATGAAGACGGTTGTTGGCGAAGACAACGTCACGACCGTTTCCGGAAAGACCACGGTAAATCTGTCTGACGGAGACCTTCCGCCGGAAGAAGCATTCCTGTGGATTATGAAAGACGGTGATGACATGATCATGATTGGATGCACGCGCGGCCAGGTATCGGCGGTAGACAATGTATCGTTTGCACCGGGCGCGGCAATTAACTGGACGCCGACCATTACAGCGATGGGTGACGGCTTCCAAATGATCATGGAATAAGATGCAGTGAGGCTTGACGAAATTAAGTAGTCAAGCCTTTTTAGGAGGAACGCATGAAATATACATTGCAGGATACGCAGGAAGATGACCTGCTTGAATTGAACATCGGCAATGAGACCTTTAATATTCCGCTGGCCACCGGCATGACACTCGAAGAAGCGTATACCATGAATACGATGGATGGCGCTATCAGTTTCTTTAAGAAATACATCCGGAAAGAAGTTGCTGACGCACTGACCCTTGGAAAGTGGCAAGAATTGCTTGTCGTGTGGATGAACGCGAGTCAGAACGCCAAGAAAGACGGAGACTTGACGCCGGGGGAATCATAAGCCTTGCGGGGATCATTAAAAAGCATCGCAAGGCGGTAGAATCAGACCTTTTCATTCGTGCCGGCATTCGGCTGGATGACATCGGGCGTAATGTGAAATGGTCAACGGTAGACGCCGTACTGCAAAACCTTCCTCTTGATTCTGCACTAACAAGAGAGTTACACCCGGAAGAATCAAGATGGGGAACCACTGAGAAAACTAATATGATTCTTGCTGACATCTTCGATATGCTGGCAAGAATTAACGCTAATATTATCGCGATCGGAAGCGGCAAGCCGTCAAAGCAGCCGAAGCCGTATCCGAGACCAAAGAAAAACGAACCGGAAAACCACCAGCATTTCGGGCGTGGATCACTTCCGCCGGATGAGCTGAGGGCATGGTTTGAAGAAAAGAGGCGAAAACATGCCAGTAGTAGCAAGCGCAACGCTTGAAGTAACGCCGGTACTATCCGGAGCGCAACAGTCATTAACAGAGCAGCTGACCGGAGCGACGGAAGCGGCCAGCGAGAAAGCCGGTGAGTCATCAGGCAAAAAGCTGGGCGGGAGCCTTGTAAAAGGTCTAGCGGCTGGGTCGGTGGCACTTGCCGGAGCTGCTGCGGGCGTCGGTACAGCACTGATTGCAACGGCCGGTAAAACGGCCGAATATGGCGACCAGATTGATAAAGCAAGTCAGAAACTTGGTGTGTCATCCACCTTCTATCAGGAATGGGAAGCGGTGTTGCAGCATTCCGGAACGAGCATGGATAGAATGGGCGCTTCTTTCAAGAGGCTGTCCACTGCATCACAAGACGCGACGGATGACCAGGTGGCGGCATTTGAGAAACTCGGCCTGAGTATGGATGATGTCGCGAACATGTCCACAGAGGAACTGTTTTCTAACGTTGTCTCTGGCTTGCAGGGCATGGAAGAGGGCACAGAGAGAACGGCGCTTGCAACCGAGTTGCTCGGTAAAGGCGCGATGGAAATGGGCGCTCTGTTCAATACGTCCGCTGAAGATACGCAGGGCATGATTGATACCGTGCATGAGTTAGGCGGTGTCATGAGCGAGGACGCAGTAAAAGCATCCGCACAGTACCAAGACAGCTTGCAGGACATGCAGACGGCATTTGCTGGAATCAAGAACGGAGTGCTAACCGACCTCTTGCCGGTGCTCTCCGATGTAATGACGGGCGTCAGCGATTTTCTGACGAATACTGACTTGACACCACTCACGGATACCCTTTCGGGTGCCGTGTCGGCTGTCGGCGAATTTGTCAGCAGCCTTGATATCACGGAAATTGGCAACACGTTTCAGACGGTTGTTGTCGGAATCGGTGAGATTCTCGGCGGTGTCATGGGAATCGTTCAGAACGTTGTCACGCAGGCGCAGACATCTGGAACACTTGTCAATGCAGTGTGGGAAAGCTTGCAGATTGCAGCATCCGCAGCATTTGAGGTCGTGCAGGAAATTATAACCCTTGTTTCAGCACTCATCGAGGGTGATTGGTCGGCGGCATGGGAAAGCGCGCAGAACATCGTCGAGACGATTTGGGAAGCCATAACGAATATCTTAACGACTGCATGGGAAGGAATCAAATCAGCGGCGTCAAGTGCTTGGAACGGCATCAAATCGGCGATTTCCGCACCGATCCAGACGGTTAAATCAACGTTGGCGTCAGTATGGTCAAGCGTACAGTCAACGGCTATCAGTGTGTGGAACGGCATCAAGGGTGCTGCCATGAGCGTGTGGAACGGCATCAAGACAGCTGTAACGACTCCGATCAGTGTGCTGCGGTCTACGCTCTCGAGCGCCTGGAACGGTATAAGAAGCACGGCTGCAAGCGCCTGGGAGAGAATTAAGACGGCGATTACAAAGCCGATTGAAAGTGCACGAAATACAGTAAAGGGCATTGTTGACAAGATAAAGGGATTCTTCCCGCTGTCCATCGGCAATATCTTTTCTAATTTCAAGCTTCCGCATCTGGACGTGACAGCCGGATCACCGCCCTACGGAATCGGCGGAATGGGTCAGAAACCTTCTTTCTCCGTGAAGTGGTATGCAAAAGCTGTTAATGAGCCGTATTTGTTCACTGACCCTGTTCTGTTCGGGGCAGGCGAGACCGCCGATGAAGTCATGTATGGACGTGAAAACCTCATGAATGATATTCGTGAAGCTGTCGGAGGCGGTGGAAATACCTACTATGTCACTATCAACGTTGACGGTGCAGAGAATCCGGAGGATTACGCCCG